TTTACCGATCCTAGTTCTGTAAGACAGACCAAACTTCTTTCTCGTCTGCTGTCCGATCTTAACACCATCAGCAAGAGTAGCAGTACCATCGCACTCTTCCCAAGCATCGGGATATGTGTATGCCTCGATGGTCATACCAAACTCCTCTGCACTCTTCAGTGTCAGATACTTAATGTTATCTGCATAAAGAGCTGTATCCTCTGCACCCGAGGGTGACTCTGATACTGATGTCAGTCCATTCCATGCATATCCCTTAGGATAAGCACCACCGTCTGCAGGATAGAGAACACCGTTGTCAATACCAGTCTCGAACATGTGCTCTCCTATAGCATCCCATACAAGTTTACTCATTTCTTTACCTCCTTAGTGGTATATAGTAAACACATCATGATTTAAGTTGTCATTTATGAAATGTCGGTCATATCTACACTTTTCCAATCTTTCGAGTTTTGGAACAATCTCACTATCTGGACTTTTGTCGATAACTGTTAATGTATAACTCGTATCTATAGTATAGGGTTTATTATCTGCGTATTCTGCTTTGCTGTATCTACGCTCATAAATTATACAAGGATACTTCAACTTGTGACCAGATGGCGGAGAGTAGTATACATTTTCACAGATCTCCAATAGAATATCTCGGAGTTCTTCCCTTTTATCCTTCGTTGATCCCATTCCATACTCCTCCTAGATCCAATATAACCCTTGGATACTTAACATCTAATCCAATGACCTTCCATTTTCCGCCCATAAAGGTAGCATACTTTATAGAGGATAAATGCTGATTGAGATACATATCAGAGATTATACTGATTCTGTTACTCAATGTAAGATCATCATTTTGGTGATTGGAATTCTCCCACCTCTGACGAGTCTCGATAACATCACCAGCATAATACTTCTCTTCCACCATCGGTTCAAATATACCGGGTTCAGTTTCTACGTCGTCAAACCAGAAACCTATTTTATCATAGTACTTCATCAGCATTATCCTCTCTTTATGCTATATTATCAGCCCTGAGGCATTATTGAAGTTCCGCCGTTCCTGTTGATATAAACTGTCAAAGCAGAGAAAGGCTTGATAAGAGCACCAGAAATCCTGGTCTCCATCAGGTACTTATACTGGTTGACATCGATATCGAAATCATCAAACAGATTGATCTCGCCACCCTTATCAGCACCAACATTGTAGTCTGTAAGGTTAACTACGATACCTGCAAGATCATACTGAGCACTATTTATAGTAACCTTGTAGCCCTCCATAGGCTCAACAGTAACAATTGAGCTCACACGAAGTGCAGTAGCCAGCTCCTGCTCAGTCTTGTAGAGCTTGTGACCGATACCATCCTCAAGAAGGAGCATCTCAGTGATCACATCCTCAGTTGTGAAGAAAGTAGGATTACCTGTACCCTTATACTTCTTCCTACCACGGATAACTGCGTTGATTGTCTGCTTAGCAACATCAGCTGCAGTAGCATTCTGAGCAACAATAACGGGAACCTTAACGTTGAACAGGTCAACATCTGTAACGATAGGCCTTACATGAGCCTCCTGGATCTTATCATCAGAATCAGCCTGCCTGCCATCACCGATAAGGATTGCACGAGCGATTTCCTCGTTCAGCATAACCCTCATCTCAGCCTTAATCCATGCTACTACATCGAAGTCCGTGATATCAATTATATCATCACGATCCATCTTCTGTTTCTTATAGATGGTCTGAGGATCAGTTGTTCTCTTAAGCAGAGTGAATACTTCCTCTTTCTTCTGATGGCCTTTGATGTAACCCTTTGCCCTTGCAGCATCCTCTGTAATATCAGCATAGGTAGACTTGATCCTTGAGAAAGGAGTTCTATGAACACCACCAAGAACCTTCTGTACCCAATCCATCTCACGGCTAAGCCACTCAGGTGTATTACCGTTTACTGAACGATACTCAGGGAAAAGCATATCGGGATCACGGAATCCATAATTCTGAGATGCAGTTGAAGGGCTAGGTCCGATCATTCCATCTGTAGGTATTGAATGAGCCAGTACTCCGCCCTCCTCAAAGTTCTCGTTTACAGCATCCCTAAGGGATCCAAGTCTCTTTGCATCAGCCATTATCTGCTGGAAATCAGCATGTGAAATATAGTTACCCTGCTGCTCATCACTCTCAAATACGTTGTGCTTCACTTCTTTTTCCTCCTCATTATCGGAATCGTTATCAGTATCTTTGGTACCCTTTTCATCTTTGAGTACCTGATCAATTACAATTGCTACGGCTTTCTTCTGATCTTCATTAAGAGTATCAAGAACATCGCCGACGGTCTTGTCATCATCTGAATGCTTCAGCTGTTTCTTTTTCTCTTTGTCTTCCTCAGACTCTTCAGCTTCCTCATCAGAATCCTCTTCGTTTTCATCCTGCTCTTTTTCTGCTTCAGCCTCGTCCTCTTCCTCAGACTCTTCTTCCTCGGTTTCCTCTTCGGCCTCTACATCATCTTCCTCTGCATCGTCTTTCTTTTTCTTATCGATAGAATGCTCGATGAACAGATCCTCTCCGGTATAGAATATTCCCTCACCGTCATAAGGATCCATAGGCTCACCATGAGCGACTACAGATTCGATGAAAGCACCAGGATTTGCACCTGCCATTACCAGGCTGACCTCACGAATTACTCCATGAAGTACATTTGAGCCGTCCTCATCAAGATTATTAGCCCAAATACTAAGACCAGTTATATCACCATTATCGAGTGCTTCTCTTGCATTCTGGCCATTTGCTGAATGATTCAGATAACCATAGCAATAGACACCCTCATCACGGTTCTCAAGTACAGCATGACCGAGCACGTGCTCAATTGAGTTATGCTGGTGATTCCATACAAGAGGTACGGTCTTACCATCGTCGACCTTAAATGCATTGTGGCGTATTACTCGTCCATCAGCACATTTAAGATCATTCTTAGTGGCCCAACCACTAAAGTCGTAAGATCCCTTTTTCATCTCATTGACTTCCTCCTAACTTTTTTATTCGTTCCATTAGTTCTTCTTCACTTACACCACCGGCTTCTTCAGCACCAACATCTCCCTCTTCATCTTCCAACATTTCTTGTTCATTTTGAAGATCTCCATCAGAATATGTGACGTTGTTACTGTTCATCAACTCGTCAGCCTTCGGATCATCAGACGGCTTCATACCAAGAACTGATCTAAACTCGTTCTTAGTCATTATCTCATTCCTGGTGAACTTATCTGCCATTTCAGCAAGATTCTCCATAGGAGTGAGTTTGAACGGCCTTCTAAAGTATCTGATAGCCTGACCTTGAGTTACTGCAGTATCTGAGAGGAACTTCCTCTGATACTCCTCAACTATGGCTGTAAGTATTGGATCTATGGTTCTGTTATAGTAATTCAGCATCGTCTTCTCATCGGCTGTTCCATCAAAGATTGTCTCTGATAAACCAAACTGATTGTAAATCTGATGCATTAGATCTTTTGCCTGATCCCACAAATTATTTGTAATTGAACGATTAAGCTGTGTGATCTTCTCGGTACCATCTATGTACCCTATACCATACTGTGAACCCGTAAGCTGTGCTTCCAATTTCTTTCGTCTATCCTCTGCCTGAATCTGCTTTGTAGTAGACTTTGTGATATACGGAAGCTGTATAATCAAATCCATTTTACCAGCAGAATTCTGTTCATTAGTACGATCCACCTGTACTAACAATCTACGAAGTCTCTGGAACAATGAATTAGGCTCATTCATTATTGCATAGAATGGATTCTCTATTATCGCTACCATCTTTTTAGGTAGGATAAGATCTTCTTTCTTCCCAGTGTCTTCATTGTAAATATTTACTTTGACATCTTTGGGAAACCATTCAACTATTTTGGCAACTCTCAACTTGTATACATCATAAGATTCTGTATACTTTGGATTTGCCGATGTTAAAACCGGAACTACAGCAACACATCCCTCGTCAAAGAGAGATAATACTAAATCCCTGGTTAGAGCTCGTCCTGTCTGATCTAGATTAGCATTCAATGTTAAGGCTGTATTCAGATGGTCCTTTATGTCATCTAAGTATTCACCCTCTTCATTACACTTGACATGACGAATGTCTATCATGGATACATCATTTGCTATCTGGTTGTAAATAGATGTAATGATTGTTCGTTCATTTCCCCTGGATAGTATAGTCCTGTCTGGACGATAACTAAAACTTGGTCCAAGGTCCATATAACTTGAGTACGTCGTCGGATCTCGCCCAAGGAAGGCACTCCATGAATTTTTT